TTATTCCTCTGGATGACCCCCGAGACAACCCCGTAGGTCACGCCCAGGTCCCTCGCTATCTCCAGCATAGTCCTGCCAGCCATACGCCCAGCCCGGACCCCCTTAACCAAATCCTCGGAATTCATGTCTAACCTTCCAACCTTGTAGCCAAATCCATAAGCCATTCCGCCCCGACTCTGCAAGCCTTATCTCGGTCCCCGTATTGCTGGACCAATTGGTAGGCCACCGGCTCGGCACCTCCCTTGCTCAGCCGGGTTAGATGCCAGCCTGGATGATTCAGCTCCAGTCCATTGGCCACCGCCACAAGGCATTGATCAGTATAGGCCACATCAGCCTGACTCGGAGTTTGACCATGCCCAGAAGTAGGAATCAGGGCTGCAAGTCCAGCCAACAATAGGTATTTCATGTGAATTCCAATAACTTGATTAATCATACTTATTTTAGTATGATCCGAACCCTAAACTAAATAGCCTCGGAGAGCCGGATCATGACTGAGCATTCAATACCCATTAAGGTGGGGCCTGTCAACCATCTTACGCTAGATTTATTGCGGGAGATTCTGCACTATGATCCGGAAACAGGAGTCTTTACCTGGAAGGTGCGGAGGGGGAATCGAGCTATACCTGGAGCCCAAGCAGGCTCTAAAAGCACAAATAAGCCTAAGCAACGACTATCTATACGGATAAACGGAAAGTCGTATTTTAACCACCGCCTTGCTTGGTTGTATATGACTGGCGAGTGGCCCGCCCTGGAGATCGACCATATTGATACAGACTCGTTAAACAATCGTTGGAATAACCTCAGACTCGCCACCACGTCCCAGAACCAAGCCAATCGAGGCCCCCAGAAGAATAATAAGTCCGGATTCAAAGGAGTCTATTGGCACCCATCTCATGCTGCTTGGAGAGCCGCTGTACGTTTCAAGGGCAGGAAGATCATACTCGGGGAGTTCAGGACTCCGGAAGACGCCCATGCGGCTTATTGCACCAAGGTTGCAGAACTGTATGGGGAGTTCGCCCGGACCTCGTAGGGAGGGGGGCCAGGATCATCCCAGCCAGAAGGGCCTTGAGCACGTTCTAGCCCGCTACAATCGTGCTATTGAGGAAGTCCGCAATGGTCTGCGCCTCTTGCTTAGTATCCCAACCCCGCGCCGTCTTGCTCTCCACGCTGGCCACGGAGAACAGCAGGGAACTCGCATTCTCCTCAATGTCCAGCATCCGAATCACCGCATAGCCCTGCCCACCGCAATACAGGACCCTATAGTCCGACAGCCTGCCCATAGCGTGCATCAGCTTGGGGTAGTTCAGTGTCACCATATCAAACTTAATCATAGTCATATCCTCTTAAAAAATTTCCATGTATAGGAAAAGTTGATTGAATTAGAAGCCCTATCGGACCTGCACGTCCGTTCCGCACCCAGGACAAGTAATCTCGCGCAGCTCATCCGAGCCCCCGCCATAGTCCCGGACCGTCCGACTCCGGACCTCGCTCGGGATATATTCCAGGATACTCGTGCAATGCCTGCACGTAATCCGCTTGATTAGAGTTTGATCCTTCCCGACTACCTGCACCATGCTTCTATTCCCTATATCCATTATAGACTTCAATCCAGGTCATCTCCCACCAATCAGGGGGGAGGTCCAGGACGATATGATTCTACATCCGCTCCTCCGGGTCCTGGATCTCATACCAGGAATGCCAATCAGGCACATGCCCATCCCCGTGGATGATAACTTGCCCTACCCCTGAGGCATTTGCGAAGCCCTGAAGGGCCTCCAGCGTGGTAAACTGTACCACCGTGCCAGCCGGGGCGAAGCCCTGCCTCTTGGCCTCCAGGCGGTCGCTATATGTCAATAAGAATTTCATCATACTCTCCGATATTTTGTCAGGAACAGGAGGGGGGGGACCCCCCTGTACCAAGTAACTTATCAGCCCCGATTGAGCAGGTCTTGTAGGGCCTGGGCAACGTGGGCGGGGGTCACGTCCTCAGCCCGCAGTGGCTCCCCGTCTTCATTCTCGCCCAAGGACTCATGCAGGTCTATGAAAATGCCCGAGGCATCATCGTAGGTAATATCCAGATAGGCGCAAACTGCCGATGTCTGCCGATGCTCCTTATAGGCTGGAATCCCGAGCTTGGTTAGATAGAAGCCCTCGGCATTGCATTTTGCATTGAGGCCCATCCAGCCAGCCGCGCAGGCAGTCGTACCGCAGGAGGGGAGGGCAGTCCCGGCTTCCTCATCCTTATCAAAGTCCTCCGCCCAGGTCCCATAGTCCCAGCTCTCGGCCATAATGCTATTCGTTAGCAGCCCGATAACGTGGGCAATTCTCTCTTTGTTCATCGTTCTAATCCTTGTGCTTGTTGGTTGCAGATAGAGAGGGGGGTCCTTAGCGGACCCGTAAATAACGCTTACTATTGGCCACTTGCTCCTTTTGTGTGGCCCATCTTACATTTCCAGGCTCATAGTTTCCTGAATTGTCCGGGTATCTATCGAGTGAGTGTTTGGGGCTCGGCTTTGGTCCCATATCCCGGTAAAAAGCCCCAAAATCATTTCTCCAGGCATCGCAGACAGATATTCCACGACCTCCCCAGTATTTATAGCCAATAGTCTTTGGATTATAGCATCTTTTTAACATACTAATCCAATTACCCCATTCAGGGGGCTTCCCCAATCCGTGGGTGGTACTCCTAGCCGCTAACCCAGCGCGACGAACACATCCACAATTTGTTGAGGTTCCCGTCCTGAGATTGCCACCAGTGGATCTAGTTTCTCCGCCGCAATCACATCGACACATCCATGTGATTTTTCCTGCGAGGTTCTCGGCCCTCGCTATGACCTGGAGCGATCCGAATCGTTGGCCGACTAAATTAACAAACTTCATAGGGGGTGGGGGCTCCTTATTATCCGAGCCCCCCGTCTTGCCTGCAATTCTTTCCGCTTTCAGGTAGGCTTTCCAGCCCGTAGTATGCGCATGAGATAGCAGACTCATAAGATATTCGGCCAGCATGGAATCCACCTCAGTTCCAAAAAATACCAGCGTGCCGCTCGATTTACGATTCAGAACCGGGCAATCGCAATACTCCGAAACCGCCACCGCATAGTGCAGGGCAGGACTCGCACCCTTGGCCGATACAAGAATCTCCGTCAATTTTTCCATAGGCTCCTCCAGGTCAATAGGAGTGAAGCCGTATTTGTCCACTAGCTTAGCGAGTAGACTGGCCGCTGCAAGTGCTTCCGACTCGGTGCAGCCATTGCCCGTAGTTTTTGCCAGTAAGCCACGGATGCGGCGGAGAATGTCGGCGCGGTTGTTCTGTTCCATTGTGCTAGGTCCTTTTGTTTGCAGCGTCTATTCGATGAATGATTGATAGCAGGTCTATTTTATTCTGTAAAGCCCAGTCTGAAACTTTTTTGTAGGCTGGATAGGGGGGAGGGGGCTTGTATTATTTGCAGGATATTACTAGAATGAATTGAATTCTAGGGGTACTCTATGACCGATCAACCATTAACTAGCTGCATTAAGCATGTCAACCATTTTTCTGCGGAATATTTGCGCGAGATTCTGCAATACGATCCGGTATCTGGAGTCTTTACCTGGAAGATTGGGGGGAGGGGAGGGGTCCGGGCTGGCGCAATAGCGGGTAAGATTCGGCCCGCAAGACCTGGGGGGGGTCCAACCCGCGCGATAGGTATCAATGGCAAGGTCTATCAGGCCCATAGACTCGCATGGATCTATATGACTGGCGAGTGGCCTAGACTCGGAGTAGACCATATAAATACAGATTCACTAGACAATAAGTGGAACAATCTCAGGTTGGCCACTACGCAACAAAATGGGGCTAACAGGGGACTCCCGCAGAATAATACATCAGGCTTCAAGGGAGTCCATTGGAACGAGTCAAATAAGGCTTGGAAGGCCCAAATTAAGCATAACGGAGTTAGAATCCATTTAGGGTACTTTACTGATCCCGAGCTTGCCCATGCCGCCTATTGCGCGAAAGCCCGAGAATTGTTTGGCGAGTTCGCGCGAGTCTCATAGGATGAGATTGCTCCAGAAAAGTGCAAAAAGTCTCAAAATGTGGGATTCAATCTCAGAATCCGAGCAGAATCTCAAAAATCGAGACAGAATCCCAGGAATCGAGACGGATTCGTGCAAATAAGGCGGGAGAATCCAGATAATAAGATTCCCGCAGGACAGCGCGCATTATATAGATTTGTCCCACGCGAGGAATCGAGTCCAGATTCCCAGAATCAGGCCGCAAAAACCCAAAGAGTCAGACTTGTCTCAGCTCAAGGCTTTTATCTCAAAACCTGAGACAAATCTAATTTTTGAGACTCGCGATAGCCCTATTCCAGAAAATAAGAATAGGGCAGGAATCTTGAGACTCCCACCCGACTCCTGCCCGCACTATGCGGATTCCTAGTCCCCTAGGTAATAGCCGATCCTTCCGTCATCCCACTGCCCTATTCTGCCCGCTAGCTGTCCTGCTTCGCATTGCTCGTGGTATTCCTCCCAGTCAAATGACTCCATATCCCCGTCCATGCCGGACTCTCGCATATCCCCGGATATGAGCTGAATAAATAGCGCATTGCATTCTTCCGCGCCGTATTGCTGCACTTCCTCGCCAAATCCCATTCCCTGCACATGATCGCGCAAAGCCTGCAATTCCTCCTCACTTTCAAGCAATGGCGAGTCCTTGGCTTGCTCCTTTGCATTACCCCAAGTAATCCGCGCGGCATTAGGCCCTATCTCCGCAAAGCTCGCACTAAATTCATATGGATCCAGATCCAGCACGAATCGCGTAATATCAATGTCCATATTTTTAGACTCCTCTATTGGTTTATGCGATAGGGAGTCGGACTCCCTATCTGACAAGCCAATATTATTTTTTAGCCGCGCGGATATTTATGCACAGACCCGGACTTGAACGCCCATGCCAGAATCCTCCATGAATATCTCGGATCCGATATGCCGCATAGGCTTTACCAGGAAAGTGACTCCAGCGTGCGAGTCGCACCGGGCTTGCCCAAATAACCGCGCCCAAGTGATTTCCCTTCCAGCCCGTAAGGCTCTTGCCATCGCCCGAAATATAGCCCGTAAATGGCTTGCTGCGATTTAGCAAGTCCTGTTTTTGCTGAATATCGACTCCTGCGTCTGAGAATATACGCCCCTCGGAATCCCGAGCATAATTCGTGCTGCAACCAGCTACCGCGCCAATGAATTGCTTGCCCGTCACATGGCAGATCAGAGTCTGCCCAATTAGCGATTCAACCTGCATTCTATAAACTCCATTTGATATCTGATTACTAGCCTAGGCTGATTCTACGGTCAACCCTATCAAGCAATCTTTTCTGCCAATCTGAGTCCTTATACACTGCACTGCGCTTTTTAGAGAAAAATAAAATAAGTGCACATGCTTTGTTGACAAGCGAATCAGCCTAGTTTAGCTAGTGATTATCAAATGAGGAGCACGCAATATGACGACGAATATCAATCTTGAGACCGGAATCGCTTTCGGCTATATCTCCGCCCTGGCTTTGCATTCCGATACGGTTGATTCGCTCCTTTATGGGCATGGCTCGGAGTTCACGGACCATTCATGGGATGACTTTGTTAAAGAATATCGGGCTGAGAATGCCCTATCCGAGGATGACGAATTGCCGGACAATCTTGGCGAGTATTTCGATTCGGACGAATCGAGCGTGTCCGGGGTATATCAGGGAGTCCATTATGCCTCTTCTTGGCTGGGTGGCGCGCTAAACTTCTTTATCTTTCAAAGCCCGCACATTACGGACTCCGCCCGCATGGCATCCCCTTGCGTCCCAAACGCCGGAATCCTGGATGAATTGGACGGATCAGTACAATCCTATGACGTGCCGAATTCTTGGCGCTATTTTGAAGGGGATTAAACACCCCCTTGAATAGCTAAGCGAATCCATCTAATTATTATCTATCAACAGGAGAATCCCATGCGAGTCGAAACCGCCTTAAAAATCCGTAATCGTGCCGTTGAGTCCGTCAATAGCCTGTCCTGGCACGCCCATGAGTTTGGCCTAGCTCATGACGATATCAATAAGCGCTATGGGGTAATCTTGGAGTCCTTGGCCAAGACTCCGGCATGGGTGAGGTACTATGTCGATGGATATATGCAAGCGCAGCGCGACTCGTGGTATCGGAATCACATTGTTTGGGCGCATAAAAGCCCGGATGGAATCTTCTATACCGCGCATAAAGAAATTCCGACATGGGCGGAGTCGGTCGATCTTATATATAAATCTGGCCGGGGTTGCGAGATTGGATTATGGGAGTCGAATCACTATTGGAAAAATGGCATGATATTCTTTTAATCCTCGGCTTGACATGGGGGAGTTAATCCCCCATTACTGCACATATCAATAGGAGAATCCACATGACGAAAAAAGACTATATTTTGATTGCCTAGGTAATCCGCGACTCGTTCCAATTCCATTCGGACAAGCCCGGAGATATGGCGATATCGCGCGATACCTTTGCGTCTCAAATGGGCCGTGCTTTGCAAGCCGAGAATCCCCGGTTTAATATGGAAACATTCCGGGAAGCCTGCAAAGCATAGGGCTTATTCTATCGGGCTTGGGTTGCAGGACTCAGCCCGATATGCTAAACCCTAGTTATCAATAGGAGAATCCACTATGGCCCAACTAGTCAAGCATACATATTCCGACAAGCCGAGTCGCTTCTATAAGGATGGAATCCGTGTTACTGAGTCCACCTACGAATCCGCTAAATTCTGGCATGATCTTTCTTGCCTGCATACGGTAGCACGCAAGACTCCAGGACATTTTGCGCATTATGTCTCGACTAAGGCCAAGCTATCGCTTGACTAGCTAAGCCGAATCGAGCTAGTTATTGCCTATCAATAGGAGTTCACCCATGTCGCAATTTACATCCGGCCAAGCATTTTATGCGCAATCAATAGGCGAGTCCGTAATGCTCGGAGTCCATGCAAGCCGAGCTATGTGTGAGGATCATTGCACGAGTCTTGAGGATTATTTGAACGACTCCGGGCTGGATTGCGAGTCGAGCCTGCAAATTGATGCGGCGGATTTGTTGGTTTGGCTTGGTTATTAATAGGAGATTCACCATGCGAATTAAAGTAGAATTGATTAAAGGCGGCATTAAGGTTTGGGAGTCCATTCATGAGGCTAAGCAAGCCGGTTTACATGGCTTGTATAAGGATGGAGTCCCGTATCTGCCAGATGGTTCAATCGTATTTGAATCCCTGCCCTATGCCATGCGCAAGGCGTTCTATCGCAACCCCGCGTGGTGGATTCGCGACTCCTCCTCCTGGTATGCGTCGAATCATCTGCGTTCTTTACGGGGTGAGGAAATTGGAATGTTGATCGCGACTCTTGTTGACTGAGCCCGCGAATCGTCCTATCTAATATCTATCGACATTGATTAACTTAAACCTCGGAGACTCTACCATGGCGCAGCACAAAGCATATAATGGACATAAGAATTGGAATCATTGGAATGTGAGTCTTTGGCTTGGGAATGACGAAGGACTCTATAATCTTGTCATTCGATGCACCCGGCATCACAAGCTAAATCGGGATATTGCGGCGGGATGTATTCTTTCCGACCTTCAGGGTATGGGAATCCACGCGACTCCGGACGGCGCACCCTATTCTAAGACTACGATTCGCGCAGCGATTCGGGACTGGTCCTAATGGGCGCGCGCTTGTCCTTCAAGGTGGCGGGGACAATATCCCCGCTATACCCCGCCAAGCCCGCAGCAAGCCCGCACAAGGCCCGGATTCCTTGGCTGGACCTGCTAGGCTTTATTGCCTGCATGTCGGCTAGCGCGCTTCTAGTCTGGAATCTTGGCGCAGTCATTAATTTTGCAATCAATCTGTATTAGCGCTTAACCAAATTTGCAATCTTAGCAAAAAAGCGATATACGAATAAGTATAACAATTGGAGTCTATTATGCGAGTCTTAATTGCTTGTGAGTTCTCCGGAACGGTACGCGATGCGTTTATAGCCCGGGGCCATGATGCTATTTCATGCGATCTCTTGGATACAGAAAAGCCAGGCCCGCACTATGTTGGAGATATTCGGGACATTATAGGTAATGGATTCGATCTTATGATAGCCCACCCACCATGCACGCACTTAGCGGTATCCGGAGCGAGACACTTCGCAGCTAAGCGCGCGGATGGTCGGCAGCAAGCCGCCTTGGATTTCGTACAAATGCTTATGGATTCTAAAATACCTAGAATCGCAATAGAGAATCCAATTAGCATAATTTCAAGCCAAATTCGTAAGCCAGATCAAATTATTCAGCCTTGGCAGTATGGGCATGGCGAGACTAAGGCAACATGCTTGTGGTTGGACAATCTACCTATGCTTGTACCAACTAGTATTGTTTCCGGCAGGGAAGCGCGCATACATAGGATGCCACCTGGCCCACATAGGTGGCGTGAGAGGTCTAGAACATTTATTGGAATCGCCAATGCAATGGCTGATCAATGGGGGGGATTAAATCCCCCTTGACTCCTAGATAAAATCGTCTATTACTTGCATATCAATAGGAGATTACAGTATGTTGACCTTGGCGCTTGTTATCCTGGCAGTGTTTGGATTCTTGACCTGGAATAGTTATGTACATTTACGGGTTGAATGGGGCACGAATCCGAGAGCTGCATTGCTTAGCGGCATGGGATTCGCGGTGCTTACTCTGAGCGCGACTGCGCTAATTTTCGGCGGGATTGTTTGGTTCTGGTTGCAGGCTGCAATGGGGTAGAAAAAAGATTGCGGGCTGGGTTGACGTGGATTCCCAGCCTGCTACTATGAGCCTATGCAGACTCTAGATGAATTGATTGCCCAAAAACAGAAAGTTAACCCTATTAGCGGGGTATACTTCTTATTCTTGGGCAATCAATTGCAGTATATCGGGCAATCTAAGGATGTCCCGAATCGCTTGGCACAGCATCAAAGGACTCCCATATGCGAGTTCGATTCGCATTTTGTCTTGGCTACTGATCCGGACCAATTGCGACTCGTGGAATGGCGTTATATTGATGCGCTTAGCCCTCCATATAATACAGGCTTAAACACAAGCAGGCACAAGGAATCGCTAGGCATATTGCCTGAGAAGCGACTCGGGGTAGTGACTCCGCTTGGGTTCTTTAAGAATATGCAGGCTGCCGCGCGTGCACATGGTATTGATCGGTATAAGGTTGATAAATGGGTGAAGTCGCATAGACTAGGTTGGGCTATGTTCAGAGAGATTGACGAATAAGCCTGACCCCTATCGAGATTCGAATCAAGATATATTTTCAACAAAAATTTAGATTCTTCTCATTATTTAGACTCCTTTATTGCATATCAGCTATGCAAATTCCGCATACCGTAGTTGCCTGTCCCATGCTATACATATGGCGTGGGAATCCTTCCGCCTTGCATTGTCTACTTATTCCATGAGCTTAGTAGAGATATCCGAGTCGGCCTGCTCTCAGGCTGGCGTGCTCGCCTGCCACCCAGCCATGCAAGATTGCGCAGTCTGCTATGCGTTTGCAGGGGTTGACCGACCGCAGTCCAGGGGGTACGGTACCTGCGGGCAGTATGCAGATGCAGGGGATTCGTAGGTCTGACCCCTTCCGAAATTTTTACTAAAAACTCGAATCGGGTCAGCCCCCTACGGCCAGGAGCTATTCGCGCTCACGCTCCCGCTGCCCATTGCCCTGCTGCTGCTCTTGCTGCTGGCGCTCCTGCTCCCGGCGCTGCCGCTCAGCCTCATCATTCTGCTGCTGTTGCTGCTGCTGGTTGACATTCTGGTTTACTTCGACTCTACTCATGGTATCCTCCATTCCTTCCAGGGCTATCCTGGTTAGGTTGAGTCTACCATGAGTCCAGCATCCCGTACCGGCCCGTAGGACCTAAGTATAGAGTCTAACCAGAGCATTCCCAGCAATCAAGAGGCTCACAAAGGCCAGCCACGGGTAGTCCGCAAGTGCAAACCCCACCGCGCCAGCCACGAATATACCTACCAGTACAAGATTAGTGTCCAACGAAATTGGCCCCCAGCCCCTTGCTCTCGGGTTTACCTTTCGACTTAACCTTGGCCATAACCCGCTGCCGCACATAGTTCCTCAGCACATCCTCCCGGATTCCCAGCTTGGCCGCGCATTCAATCACAGTCTCCCCGGTAGCCAAGGCCTCCCGCTGCAAGTCAGAGAACATAAACCTGTTCAGCCTGGGCTGCCTCGGGCGAGTCCGATCTGCAATAAGCCTAGATTCCCCCAGGCTCATATAGGAAAGATTCCCCAGCGCGCAATTATCCCTATTCCCGTCTAGGTTGCAGGATACCAACCCTTCCGGCCTCGGACCCTTAAATGCAGCCAGCACAATCAGCTTGACCTGGGTATGCTTGGACCTCAAGCCCTTGCTCGCCCCATGCAGGCACACGCACACCTGCCCATCCGCCCTAGTCGTCCGCTCCTTGATCTTCCGGGTATCCAGGGTCCGGACCCTGCCTAGATCCGAGACCTCATAAAGATCCTCGAATCCCGGCACCCGCTCCCAATTCTCTAGTCCTACATTCGTATTACTCACAGGCCTACTCCGCTGTTATTTGACTCGGCTATACTTCTACCCCAGATTCCCTCAGATAGTCAACTATCTTTTCCGCCTTTCTTATCGCCATCCGGCTCGGCCCGCCCATATAGACGCTCGGGTGGTCCAGCATACTAGCTATGCCTCGGACTATCTCGCTGGGCTCTGGGTGCTTGGGCATCTCAGCCTTGCCCGTATAAAAGCTGATCTTTTTGAGTGCTTCACCCAACGAGATGCGCTCGTGCCTCGCCAATTCCTTGGTTGCCTGGACCTTATCCCCTCTTTCCAGCAGGTACACAACCTCAGGTGGCAACTCCGGCGCGCTCACAGGACCAGGACCTGAATCGCGGCGAGTCCAACTGCACCCAGCGCGAGTCCCACGCACGTCCAGGTCCAATATGGGGTCAAAAACCAATCCTCCATTTTTATGGAAATTTGATCCATTTTGCGCGCAAATGCACCCAAGCCCCTGATTCTACTCGACATTTTGGCTGATTTCAGGGGATTCTACCAGAGGTAGATTCACGAAGATTCTGCGGATCTCACTCTGCTCGACTTTATGCGCTACAATATTGATAGCCAGAGCGACCAAACTCAGAATCCAGAGAGTAAGGAATTCCCGCACATTCATGTCCAGGATGTGGTCCCAAGAGAAGATCAGGTCCCCAAGCGCAGAGAAAGAAAAGACATATGCAACGAGCATAGCAGCTAGGCTAGTCTTAAAATACCTCAATTGACGGACTCCAACGTTATCGGGGGAAGCGCCATCAGGCGCTCTAATTCCGCCTTGGTTTTGGCAACCCGATCTTCCCGGTGTTTTTGCGCTTGGGCTAATGCCGCCTGGGGATCGGTGTGGAACGTATCCGGCCCAGGATTGTGATGGGTCATCACTGACCACCCCAAATCAGCCTGATAACCGTGCTGCCAAACCTGCCGGCACATAACCTTCCTGATGCCGGCGTCACAGTTCGGATACGTTTCGTAAACCGGAATTAGCTTGTCGCTGATATTTTCGCTCATGGTGTGGACTGCCTTTCATCTGTTCTGCGCACAGTAACGCGGTGTTTCTCGCCCGGCGCAGGTATGATTACGAATGGAGCGTCTTGCTCCCAAATCTCGCGCGAGAACGCGGCACAATCGTCGCATACCGGACGATCCGGCGGACACTTCTCGCAGCAGCAATCGCGGGTCAGGAGCTTTTGGCTCATTTGTCGGCTCCCCTATTAAACCACCACGCAAATAGTCGCGCCTGCCAAATATGGCGGAACGAGCGGTCGCTCCACGAGAAGATACCGCATTTTGAATCATCCCAAATACGGACGATCCTAGACACTCTCAAAGCCCTCATTTCTAGAATCCCTAATGTAAGTCCCAGCAATCTACCATGGATTCTTTCTAGTTGCAATAGTGACTAGACTGGGCTAGGATAAAATCGTGCGACAACCTGAAGGAGATAGAACCATGCTTGCAATAGAATATAGTCCCTGGGAATCAGGACAATCCTACACCCTGCTGGAGATCGGCGCGGCAGTCATTTACTGCACGGATGCCCCAGGCCGGTTCCCAATCCACGGGCGCTTCCTGGATATCCAGGGCGAGCACCCAACTTCCTGGACCAAGGCTGGTCGCTGGAGCGGGGCCAATCCTGAGAAGACCAGCCACCCGCTCGATTTAACCATTCTGCACAAGGTAGCTTAAAATGAGTCAGAATGCTTGGCGTGAAGGCTATGATGCCGTGGTGGATGCACTGGTCCACAAGCGGGACATCGTGGAGTGCCCGTATCTGGAAGGGAGCCGCGCTGCCCTGCTTTGGGAAGACGGCGTAGCAGATGCCTGGGCCGATGAGTACCGGGCAGAGTCCGACGAGCCAGAGCTATGATCTTCTGGCTCGTCGTCCTGATCCTCTGCGGGTCCTGGGTACTTTCGGACTTCCGGGGGATTAGCCTGGAAGGTTGGCTGGCTTTCGCGCTAGGACTCCTGATTGGACGGCTCGTCTAGTCTGGGTCTGGGATTCCGTGCTCCTCTGGGTAATCCTCGGAATCATAGTCCAGTCGGATATCATCGGCCACTAGGAGGCTGGATTTCTGGGTGCTCCTCCGCACCCCGCTCATTGCCCCGTGGGCCTCGCCTTTGGCGGGGTCCTTGGTGGCTGGGAACCTTGCACCGGGCTGCCCCGCCGCATCGGACTTGGCCTTCTCCTTGCTGGCTACATAGGCCGTAATTAGAGACTGGAATACCCCGGCGAGTCCTGGGTCGATGGGCGCGAGGTCCATGAGCTTTGCAATCTTCTTGGCGTCAGGACCCTGAGCCAGAGTCTCAAGGGCAGGAAGATCAGCCGCAGCACGGCGCTCTCCGTAAGTCTGCGCCAGGGACTTGGCCTCATATTCTCGGGCATCCTCTCGGGGAGCCTTTCCGCAGAATACGAGCTGGAGGTGCGGGAATCTGGTCTTGATGACGTATTCGTTGAGGACAAACTCAAGCGAAGATAGTAGGTTGATAAGGCCAATGTCTTCATCCGCTGTTACAAGAGTCTGGTTTTTGTCCCCGGAGCCCTTCTCCTCGCCTGCATCCGGCCCTTTGCCGGAGATGCGGAAGCCAAGCCGCTCATGCGGGAACTGATAGAGCAGGCTGAAAACGCCCATGACCAGATTCATGTGATTCTGATACATGGCATCCTTCTCGTTGGATGCGTTCAGATCCAGGAAGTCAACCTCGGAGTCCTTCGGGACCACCATGGCTGGCATGGACCAGATCTTAGATACACCCTTCTTGAGGTTGGAGATTTGCCTAGCAATAGCATCCAGCTCGTTCTGAGTCCACCCCGCACCCTTCAAGAGCATCATCCCGGTCGGGAAGCTGTTCTTGCTGAATACGTCCGTGTTCATATCGAAGGCTGCCTGGAAAGCATCAATCAGGCGCATCCCTGCGTCCAACCGACTCCAGCCATACCCGCCCCAGTCCGGATCTAGCTTGGGATTCCCAACGTGCCATACCAGCTCATTCCTGGTAAAGGGCTGGACAACCGTGCCTGCCTGATCCACCATGACCGCGAAGTCCTTAGGATTTCCTAGGTAGCCGATCTTGGGGTCTGCAAGGCGGATGTTTCCGGAAGGGACCGGGACAAAGCCCTTAACGCGCCCCCGCTGGTCCATATCGGTCCAGAGTGCGATGGCATCATAGGTCAGGAAATCGCGGACCACCGCAGCCAGGAACTTCTTGAAGGGCAAGTAGCCTTGTGCATCTCGCTTGCGCGGGGTATCTGCGCTTCCGTCCAGGGAGCAGTTCTCGATCATGGTCTCGCAAGCTCGCATGTCCCGCTTGTCCCAGGTCGTAGGGCTGGAGGAGCGGTCCTTCATCTCAATGCGCCAGCCGGGTTTCCACGGGTGGGAGGAAATGTGCGAGTAGCGCAGCACGTCTGCAATGCGCGTGCTGATAATCATCTCGGGGGCCAGATTGGTCCGGGCGAGCTTTTGCAGGCTGCCGGGAGCAATACCGGGCCAGCTCATTAGACCCCCGGACTGGGGATCTGGCATATAGCTCATGGTCACGAACGAGAAGGCTGTCGGCGGGGCTCCGAGGGCCTTAGCGAGCGGGTCCTGGGGCTCCATGGCCTTAACTAGAGCCGTTGAGTAGGAATTAAGCTCCTGGACCCGGCCCATAGATTCGGGAGTGAAGTCGGAAACGATTCCGAGTGCCTCCGGGCTTGGTAGAAACGGGCGCTTTGGCAGCTCAGCGGGCTGCTGGGGCATCTCTGCACCTAGCATGGCCTCCAGGTCTAGTAGGGTATCTTCGTCCGAGTCCATTATTGCTTGCCTCCCACGCCGTCCCAGCTCCAGGTCGGGCACACGTCAAGGCCTACCACCTTTCGGCTCTGTATTACACACATGCTAGAGAGCCTATCACGGTAGCGACAATTCTGACATACTTGAATTTCCGGAAGGTTGGTTGGCAGGATTGGCTGGGCTTGGCCGGGTCTCCAGACTGGCTTCTCGGGTCCGCGCTCGGCGGCTGCCAGGTCCACTAGCAACCGCCCTGCATCGGAATGGGCCGCGAGGGCTTGGGCTGCTAGGGCATGGTGATCCACAGGCTGCCCCTCTCGGCCTTCGATGATCGAATCCGTTGGCATCAATGGGGTTCCGGAGCCCAGAACGATGGTTTGGGTAATAACCCAGACAAAGGAGTCTACCATATCATCGTGCCCGGACCCATCCCCAGTAAAGTCAAGCATTTCCTGCTTGAGGGCCTGGAGCCAAGGTGCTTCGGCCCAGAATTGCACTCGGCCTTGCCGGAGCCAGCTCTGCACTGAGGCGGTCCCGGCGCTGACCGAGATAACTGCGCGGGCCTTCTTGTTGCTGTTCCTCAGGCTCATGGGGACGATGGGCAGAGTGTTGGACAGGGCCTGGATGATGGGAATCGAGCCGGTGTTCTTCTCGACTGCGATGAAGGATGGACTCCAGAGCTGGTGCAGCTCGCGCATCTTCTCGACCAGACCTCCGAACTCTACTTGGTCCTTCCACACGTCCACTACAGTAACATCATAGTGGGAATCGGGCTTGCCGACAAGGGCCTCGATCTCGCCATTGTGCCAGGACTGGCAGGGAGATATGATTGCAGTCGTGCAGACAGAGAAGTCCGCGTTCTTCCCTATGGTGTGGGAAATATCCCAGCCCTGGATGATGCGAGATCCGGGCGGCATCATGGCGGGCGGAAGCAGACTCGGAGTCATCGCCGGATAGGCCCCCATTGGAATATAGCGGAAGTCAGATTCGAGGAAGACTCCAGACTCGTTACCACCGGGAGACCCTTGATAGGTTGCTGCGGCGGTTGCAGGGTTATTCCGCTTAACGGAGAAGTAATCCCGGCGCTTGACATCGGAAGCGGGCCAGAAGAAGCCTTCCTTCTTAGGGTCAACCCCGTAGTAGGCGCGGAACTGCCGGTACTTGGGGTCATCAGTCTTGACTTCCTGGGCAGCACCCTCGGTAAAACAGCACTCTAAATCAGGCGGGACATAGACATCGTAGTAGAGGGCGGATTGACCTGGACCTCTTTCAGCCGGGAGCCGCATGGCAACCCAATCCCCGGACTTAATGAGATGACCGTATATGTCCCATTGGGACCATCTACGTCCCGCGAGGATAAATCTTGATTCTTGAGGATCTGCTCGACCAAGGAGGTTATTGTAGTAAGAATCAATGACTTTCTGACAGGCTCCAACGGAGCTGGAATTTTCTGCATCGTGAATGTCGTCCAGGATCATGAGCTTGGCGTGCTTGCCAACTAGCTGCTTGGAGGTTAGGCCTGCGGCCCGGTAGGAGGAGTCTGGATCTCCGGGCGGGCGACTTGTCGTATAGATCCCGCGCTCCATAGACCAGCCGGATTTCTTATCAGGCCTAGTTCCGGGGAACATCCGCTTATAGTGCGGGGACTTGTCGATAATCTCCATGACTGCCTGCATGAAGCCTTGAGGCAAGCCTTCAGATGCCGAGACGTTGATGATCGTGTGGTCCGGGTTGTTGCCCAGCACATAGAGCGGATAGACCACGGATAGGAATAGGGACTTACCCGAGCCTGGGCCGATAATGAGCATCAGCTTCTGAATCCGCTTGTCGGCCAGTGCAGTTGCGACTGGATTCAGGTGGATGGGGAAGGAAATGCCCTTTGGCCCCATGACTGTATTGTAGAAGGCTGGGAGGGTCAAGCCTGTGCTGGTCGGGAGGATCAACTTGTTCATGCGGGCAGAATCCCGTAGCCTGGAAAATATCTCATAAATTGGACTATAAGGGTGTTGACAGCAGAGTGCAATAGGTGTATCTCAATAATTAGATTAATCCTATTTTGAGGGACCTTATGACTAAAACTGAGAAACTGCCTTTCGTCGTAGCCTACGCTGCTGATATGCACGGATGCGGCTGGCACCGGATCATCACCCCGGCCCAGGCCATCGTGAAGGCGGGCTTAGCCTACGCTCGTATGACCCACGCGATTATCCCCATTGACGAGATGGTGGCCAGCAAGCCGGATGTGGTAGTATTCCAGCGGCAAGTCGAGGAAGGCCAGATCCAGCACATGAAGGATCTCCGGGCGGCCTTGCCGAATGCCAAATTCATCTATGAGCTAGATGACCATCTATCCGCTGTAGACGAGGACAACTACCATGAAGTATTCCTGGCCCCACCCGATGAGATCGACGCACGCATTGCTGCGGCGCTGGATGTTTGCGACGGTGCTGTGTGTCCGACTGAATCTTTGGCTATTTGGCTCCGCTCTCTCAGCAGCACGCCGGTCACGGTACTTCCAAATCTGCTCCCGGAACTAGATGGTCCTCTGCCTGAGATTACCGTCAAGCCGAAAGAGGCCAAGGTCCGTATTGGCTGGGCTGGCGGAATTTCCCACGATGGGGATCTGGAGCAGCTTATCCCGGCAGTCCGTGCTATTGCAACGGGACCGCTGAAGGACCGCGTGCAGTTTGTCTTTATGGGGATGCGCCCAAAGGGCCTGGACCAGGGACTATACGAATTTAAAGAGGGTGTGCCTCCGCATGAGTTCGGGCGGGCGCTGGCTAGCTTGAACTTGGACGTGGCCCTGGCCCCGATCCAGCAATCCTTGTTCAATGAGGGCAAGTCCAGCCTCCGGCTGGTGCAGGCCGGGATGATTGGCGCGGCCACGATTGCTAGTCCGGTTGGGGAGTATGTCAAGTGTACTGCCGTGATGGCCTACGCAGAGAATCCCGCAGAATGGCAGATTGTCCTGGAAAATGCAATCCGGGAGGATCGTAATACGCTGACTGCGTATAAGCGTGCTCAGCGGACTTGGGCTATGGGCTATGCAATGAGCGCCAATGCGGGTTGGGTTGCGCAGGCTTGGGGTCTGGAATACCAGGAGAAACCTAAGGCTAAACTGGGCAAGAAGTATGTGGTGCATGGCCTGGATCTGGCGGTGCATAGCTTGGGCGATAGCTTTGTGCAGGGTCCTGCGGATATCACGGAGGCCTATGCACAAGCGCGTAGCGCTGGCGCTGGGCTGGTCCTGGCAAGGGGGATGACTGATATTACCCCGGGCAACCTGCGCAGGCTTGTAGCGGCCACTGAGGCCGCTGGGATGGGCAGCGCAAGTGCATTCTCCAATGACGGGGCGACGGGCGCTGGAATTATGAATGCCGGGCAATTCCTGCCGCTGACTCCGGACCAGGGCGAGGATATCGAGGTGGCTCTGGGGCTCCTGGAGAAGAAGCTGTTCCCGCTGCCATTCCCGATTGGTCCGGTTTCTGTGCTGAGCCCGAGGGCTGTGCAGACTGTTGTGGCTTATCCGGAGGGCGGGGCGATTGCGACCCTGGCTGAATGGGGTGCGGTTGCGAGCGCGGGTGGATTCAAGCATGTGCTGGTGTCCGATGCCTGGGCGACGGCTGCAAATGCAGACCCGAAGATAGACCAGCAGGCTATTAAGGGCAAGGGGCTTCCGTTCCAGTTGCTCCAGCAAGTCCTGACCAGCGAGGAGCTGGGGGCATTTAGATTTGCAGCGGAGCTGGGCTACCTGAAGCGGGCGCATAAGCTACCGAAGATGGGTGGCAATGTCCTCCAGCAGCTCCAGATTTGGAGTGCGTATTTTGGCGGGCCAAAGACGGGCGCGGCAAGCGAGACAACATCGGTGGCCCGGATTGAGGTGGGCGACCAGGAGAGCTTGGATGAGGCGATTGAGGCGGGGATCAAGTGGATCCGGTTTGATTTCGCTGGTGCCCAGATGCACGAGACGGCTCTTGCGGCGATGGAGGAAGCGGGCGATGCGGATGGGCATTCTCTAGCCTATTGCGACTGGATTGCAATGCCGACTGATAGCAAGGGCCAGCCGAATCCGGTGTTCCTGCCCGAGAAGCCTGACTTCTATTATGGGCTGGGCCGGGACTTTACGAGTGCGGGGGCTATTTTCCGGACCCGGACTATCAAGGACTTGCTGAAGGGCAAGGTTCCTGAGACCCGGACTGAGGTTTGGGCGCTGGCCCAGGAGATCCTGGGCGGGGTTGCTTATAGCTCGGTGCATGTGCCGAATCTGATGGCGGCTGCGCCTGAGAATATGGATACGGACGGGCGTATTGCGCTGATCAAGCAGTTTGCTCCGGAATATAGCTGTGAGAAGATCGGGGACTTTGGGTTTATCAAGGTCCGGAAAGAGCTGGAGCTGGATGATGAGGGGCTGGCACCGAAGGTGTCCGTGGTTATCCCGACCAGTGGGAATCGCTGGCTGCTGCGGCCTTGCTTGGCAACGCTGGCCAAGAATACTGAATATCCGGGCGACGTGGAAGTGATCCTGGTCATTTCTGGCAGTGAGCATGATCTGGATGTAGCGCGCGGGCAGATTGCGCGATTGGATGCGGGTCTCTTTACCCATGTTGTTGAAGTTCTGGGGGACTTCTCCTTTCCGAAGGCGTGCAATGCGGGCGCGAACCATGCGACTGGGGACTATGTGCTGTTCCTGAATGATGACGTGCGGTTCCCGACTGCGGGCTGGCTGAGCGGCATGGTTGCACTGGCCCAGGAGGAGAAGACTGCTTGGGTTGGGACTCGGCTGATTAAGCAGGATGGTACCTTGCAGTGTGCGGGCGTCTATGCTGGCGAGGGTGCTGCATTTGAGTGCTTCAAGGGCATCCAGGTCAACGATATTGGGTTTGCAGGCTTTGCTCATCTTCTCCGCCAGACCGGCGCGGCGTGTGCAGCGTGCGCTCTGATTGAGAAGCACAAGTTCTTTACTTTGGACAAGTTCGATGAGGCATTCCCATGGAACTACAATGACGTGATGGCTGGATATTATGCCCGGCAGGCTGGCTATGTCAATCTGCTTTATACGGGGCATGACGTGATGCACCTGGAATCTGCATCTCGGGGCAAGGCCAAGCACGATGAGAGCATTCGTAGACTCCTTGTTGATGGCAAGCTGCTCAAGACCCTGATGACCAATCCGGATGATACCTTCCCGCAGAACCTGGAGGCCAAGACTGTCTGGCGCGGGCTGGCTGCGCAGGGGAGCCGGTTCGAGAACCTGGACTGGGACGAATCGGGGATAACGGGCAAGCGGGTCCTGGCTATTGGGATGAACGTGGCGGGTATTGCCAAGAACGTCCGGGATGGGAACCGGGTCTTTGTGGCTACCGTGACCAATGGGAAGCTGAAGTTCCAGAATCCTGGGATTGCAGCTCTGGGCGAGGGAATCCCGGTGGCCAATGAACAGGCGATCAAGGGGGTCCTGACTGCGCTGGATATCTCTGAGATCCATCTGGTGCCGAACCAGGGCGAGGAGACGATCATGCCGGATCTGGCGAGCACCTGGGTCCCAACCGTTGTGAATGGGAGCTAGAACTAATGGCTGCTGGGCACAAAAAGCCGGGGAGTGGAAAGTACCCCCTGGCTTGCCTGGATATCGGCCCGCCCCCGACTATCCATCATGATCACTATGTCTGGGGCACTTGCGGGTGTGCGCTTTGCGAGACCTGGAAGGCTCGAATGGACGTGCATACCGAGGCCTCAGATAGATCCAGCGGGCACACTAGGTCCTGCATGTGCGGGCTCTGCAAGGATAAGAGGGCCAGCCTGATTCAGAGCCTAGTGGCCGAGAATATCCGGGATCTTTGGTCCGAGCTGAGCTGGATAGCCCAGATGGACGGGTGGAACAAGGACTGGACTGAATGGCTCATGGAGGAGCTGGCCAAGCGCGATAGAAGCGTGGGCTGGTGGGCTTCGCAATGCTCACACTTGAGTATGTCATCGTGGTGTGGTAAGTACCATAAATGGCACTCAATAAAGGCTCAATCTAATGCGAAAGACTCAGCTTAGCGACATCCAGAGTTTTCTTGATAGCGATTTCCAGGAATCTATGCAAGAGGCCAGAGAAGCTGGTCGTAGATTTTATAAGTCTGGATCGTACTGCAAGAACCAGCATCTTGCAGTACGCCATACAAATTCTATGATGTGCGTCCAGTGTAAACTAAAGATGCCGCCAGAGCGGGCCACCACTGAGCTACTATACTTAGAAAAGCATTGGCTACTCAGAGCCAAGGAAGATCCCATCATGTTCTGGTGTGCTTATACCGTAACGCGAAAACGGAGAACGTGCAAGGATCTTAATATTCCGTTTGACTTGGACCCGGAATACCTAAGGACTCTATATGTAGAAAAGTGCCCGGTATTCGGGTTGAATCTCCTATACCGGAAGTCCTCGACTAGGCGAACTGGAGTATTGGCTTCATATGATCCAAATCAGGCGAGTCTAGATCGCATAGACCCCAAGGGGGGTTACGTAAAAGGGAACGTAGCTATAATCTCTCGCAGGGCCAATGCAATTAAAAATGATGCCTCTGCGGAGGACCTCAGGCGGGTAGCTGCTTGGCTTGAGCAGTTGGGTCCGCAGTAATTTCAACCCCGTCCTTGGCAGAACGCTGGGATACCCAAATTGGCATAGAAATTGCATGGACTCCGAAATACGGGTGCCGGTGGTGCTTAGCGCATAAAACTAAAAGGTTTCTTGCATCATCCGGACTTGTGATCGGGGAGTTCGGGTCAGAGGCAGTGAACCCGTAAGGGTCAAAAGCCTTGGCAGTTTCCAGGACCTTTGCTGGGTCCACGCTGCCCCATAGACTCCACTCCACCGATGCGTGATGGATCTCTAGCTGGTCCCGCGAGCCGCAGATCCAGCAACCTAGGCTGAGATCGTGAACTAGGTGATGCTTGTTCTCGCGGAACTCAGCGGACTCGGTGCGCTGAAGATGCTCGGGGTATAGGATAGCCTCGTGCAGGGTTGAAGTCTGCTCGTGGGCCGGAGTGATAGTCATGCTGGTAGTCCTCTGCTGGGTTGTATTACCAGCGTAGTCTACCAGCTTGGGTCCTAAGTCCTTATGCTTGACTAAGGAGCATGGAGTAGGCTCCTACAACAAAGCTGCCGTCAAAGAAATCCTGATCTAGCCACTTGGACTTGCCCCAGGAGGTGCAGCCATATTGGTCCCCGTTATACTGATCGAGCCAGACCGCGTGCGGACCCCAAGTGCCGGGGGCTCCAGCTTCCGACCAGACAATCTGGTTCTTCTGGGAGAGCGCGAGATTGAGGACAAGCAGGACCCCGCCATAGGTTGGATCTAGCAGCGTATTACGAATGGAATACGAGTCTGCGGGGTCTATGGGAGCATAGCCGGAGAGAATCCAGCCGTCAATGGGCGTGGAATTCCAATAGGAGAACATTCCGGAGACCGTGGTGCCTGTGTCCGTGGCTGGGTCGTTTGGATCAAAGCCCGAGACCGAGGAGTATAGCTTGAGGGCTAGGGAATTTGGAATCGGGGTGTAGTCAGATAGTGCCAAACCCTTCTTGGTAGCGATTGCATTGCAGACCGCGACTTCCAGGCAGTCATTATATTCATTGTTGCTGCCTAGGACCCGCTGGACTAGCTCCTGGCGGGGGTGTGCGGGCGGAAGGGTGCTGACTGGCGTCGGACGGGCACAGGTGGGACCGGAGCTAGGGTCAGAGAGAAGGGCGGTGTTCGGG